TTAGGTGCGTTAGGCATCCTCTTATTTTAGACCGAAACTTCAGTTAGAAAAGCCCTAAGTGTACCCGCCGTAAGGTTTACACCACCCTCAGTATTGATGCCTTCACCATCAATAATGGCGTTAGCTATAGCCATCTTCTGCACTAACATAGCATGCTGACGTTCTTCAATAGACCCACCCATTAAGAAATCTTGTATTACGATTGAGGGCCATGTGCTGGATGCTCTTCTGATTCGTCCATTACGTTGAAGTGCGAGTCCGGCATTCCACGGGAGATCGTAGTTAATAAGTAGATTAGCTTGCGGGAGATCAACACCGTAACCCCCAGCATCAGAGCTAACCAAAATGCGACAGTTCGGATCCGTTTGGAACCAAACTTTAGATTCTTCTTTTTGTTTTGCATCCATCTCTCCAGTGTATTTTGCTGAGGCGTACCCTAAGTGTTCCTGTATTAACCAAACCATATGTACATAGCTTGTAAATATAACAACTTTATTCTCATCGTTTTGTTCTAAGAATTCGTCTACATATGTTTTAAGAGTAGAAAGCTTGGGATGCTTAGTAAGCTTTTCTAACATCCCGCGTTCCTCTAATTCTCCTACATAACCTGAGCTGGTAGTAGAATGCTTGAGTAACTCTGGATGATCAGACAGCATACGCAAAGCAGTTAACTTTGACATTACCTTACCTTTAAGGGCATCCATAACATCATTGGTTTTATCCCCAGCGTAATGAGAAAATAAATCAAACCCGGAACCAAATGAATCAACTGCCTCATCTAAATCATTAAGAAGTTCTCTAGCTATTTGGTTATAAAGTTTAGCACCGGCGATATCAAACTCTACCAAGATAGGTTCAGCAAAAATAGTGTCTGGAAGATAGGGGGCCACATCCGGATCCTGCTGACGTTTGCGTACTGATGCAGTAGCCATTGTCTTGGCTAGAGTAGGAAGATTGCGGTAGCGCTCTACCCCACCAAACTGGTTACGTACGATAAAAGTCTTATCAAATAGGTCGAAGCGACCGAGTATCTTATTGTCAACAAACTGCATGATACTGTACAGCTCTTCAGGCTTACCATTTTCAATAGGGGTACCTGTAAGAGCAAATTTAACAGGGCTCTTTAAATCTTTGACATGCCTTGATCGTTTAGATCTGAAGGACTTAATGGCGGTTGCTTCGTCACATACGATGAATCCTGTAGAGAGTTTTGATACATACTCCCAGTCGTTAACAACTTGCTCGTAGTTGATAATGACATAGTCAACAAGCGAATGCCCCCAGTCAAGGGCGTCTTCGTATTGTTTTTCTCTTTGAGCCTTGGTTCCATCAATGACCACAGGGTATGCAGCACCATTTGTAAACTTCCTAATCTGATCTGCCCATTGATATTTAAGGGAGGACAAACATATAACTATACCAGGTTCTGTGATGGACCCACTGTCTTTTAACTCTTCAATAGCAGCAATAGTCAATACGGTTTTACCCAGGCCAAGGTCGTAGGCCACAAGCATTTTCTTGCGATCTACCATAGCCTCTACAGCTTCTACTTGATAAGGTAGAAGTGTTCCAGTAAAACTCATGCGCCCCTGATTACTATGCGATTTCCACATTGGCAGTAGCTATAACTATTTCCTGTAAAAGGACAGGTAATACTTTCTCCATAGGCATGTCCAGACCTACCGCACTTCCATTCTTTAAATCTTCTAATCATATAAACGCTCTCTCTCCAAATACAGAGTGTTTTGCACCCTCTATACCTATTATAACCTGTTCTGCAGGCATATCGCCAATGTCTTTATGCTCACCCTCGTAGTTAAAGAAGAAACATTCAAGCCCTTCTTTACGTGTACGAGCAAGCATGTCACGAGATGCTTTCTCTCCAGCCGGATCAATCTTTGGATTATCAAATGCAATTATTAACTTATCTGCACGACGCATAAGATCTACTTGATCCTGGCTAATAGATGCGCCAAAAGTTGAGACACCTCCGTCAATTCCCAATGACGAGAGTTTTACTACGTCTAATGGAGACTCAACAATGATCATAGTGCCACCGCTCCAGACATCTAAACCAAATAAAGTTTTAGACTTCTGTACGCCAGTGGGGCGATTACGAAAGTAACGATTGACCTGCCCCTTTTCTTGCCAACCCATAAGCCTATTGTTTTCTGGGTTACGGATTGGTGTGATCCAACCTTGTTGTTTAGCATCCCATTTAACTGAGTGCTTAATGCAAGCTTCTGCAGTTAAGTCCCTAGCAGATAAAGCCCAATCAGGCGGTACTCCGTCAAAAATCGCCAGACGTGCCTCACTCATCTCTAGCAACGGTTGTACAGGAATATAAGTATTCTTGGCTTCTTCTAATTGCTTTGCAATAAGTTCAAAGTTAACCTCAATGTTTTGACGCAACCAATCTTTGGCAGCATCAAAATCAAGACGACCCCATTGAGTTTCAAACTCATTAATCTCTGCAACAAGCGTAAGTAGAGTGCCACGGTATCCACAGGAGAAGCAGTGGTGGACACCGGTCTCTACGTTCATTGACCAAGAGGGGCGAGAGTCTGGACGACCGGTACGCTCTAAGTGCATAGGACATAGGCCAAGCAACTCATCATTGCGTTGGTCTACTTCAATACCTAGTCTTAATAGTACAGACTCTACATCGCCCTCACGATACATATTAATCCTCTTGGTAGTCTTCTATAGGTCGGTCTTCCATCTTTACGTAATCTTCTGGCATATCAGGCAAGGTTGGCGCTGTAGCTTTAGTTCCACACTCTGCACATTCCATGTCTAAGAAGTACATTGAAATTTCATAATCTTGGAACATAGCTTTGATATTCCAAAGCATTGAACCACAAGGACAAACGTGTGTAGGTTCTCCACGTACATCCATTGCATGCGTATAGTCTGGCTTTAAATCGTTGATGTCTTTAATAATCTTTTCCTTTCCTGCGGTGTTGTTCCTGCCCAGATTCCCTCTAGGTTTGGGATCTGCATTGCATATTCAAAACATTCTTTTTTTATCCAACAATCTCCACAAATCTTTTTAGCAATCTCAACTGCTTTATGATCTGTGTACTTTTCTGGAAAGAAAATATTTGGGTCTTCCCCAACGCACATCTGAGTTCCGTTAAAAGGATTGGATTGGAGTGCCAAAGGCTCCATACTCTTCAAACTTCCCTTCTTCCCAATCCCAAAGAAGATCGCTAGTTGCTGGACCGGAGTTACGGCTAGCAACAATACGAAGTTCACGAGATGAATCATCTTCCTCATCTTGCTTCTGAAGACCCAAGATCACATCTGAGTCTTGAAAGAATGAAGACGAGTAACCAATTGCATCGGCAGATACTTGGCGCTTTTTCATCTTCCAAAGAAGAACCTGAGTAGAAACCACAATCGGAATGTTAGCTTTTTGTGCCAATCGCTTTAGGTTACGAGTTATGCTAGTCAAAGCTTGAGGGGTGTTTGATTCACCACTAGCCTCATCAACCATAAGATAGACACCGTCAACAAATACAATGTCCGGCTTAATCTTTTCAATCTTGGCTGCAAGACCCGTAACAGTCATGGCTGAAGTACTATCGGTTAAATAAAACTTTTGCATAGTTTCCATACGCTCTAAAGTTTCTTTGTATCGCCGTTCCTCTTCAAGGTTTAGGGTTCCACGAACAAGACGAGAGTGTGCAACGTGAGCACGCATAGCATCATGTCGGTGCTGCTGCTCAATGTTGCTCATTTCAAAAGATTGAAACATAGGTACGTGACCATCTTCGTGTACGTTCACAGCAATCTGCATAGCTAGTACAGACTTACCTGTTTTAGGTGGAGCAATAATTGTAATGAGCTGACCGTTTTGCAAACCAGCAGTTGCCTCATCAATAGTTCTAAAACCGGTACGGTAACCAAGTAGACCGCCATCACGACCCTTGATAGAAAGATATTCTTCAAAACGTTTTTCTGGATCTTTAGTAAGATCTACGTCACTAGATTGAGCCGAACCTTCATCATAGATAGTTGCTACGCCAGAGCTCATTTCAGCAATAGCCCCGTCGTGGTTACCGGTGGCAATCATCTCGGCAGCGGTTTGAACTACATCAATAGCTTTTTGACGTCTGCGATATTCAACAAGCTTATCTACTAAATAGTCAAGAGAGTCATCTACAGCAAGCAAACGATACGTAGGAAAATTATCTTTAACAGTTACTGCACTTGGAATCTCCTGATAACGAGTCCAGTGGGTACGCAGAAACTTCCAGACAGCACGATTTTCATCTACAAAGAACCAACTATCTTCTACGCCTTTTTCTAAGGCAGGAATAATTTCCCGAGTTCTGACAACTCTAGAGATTAACCTTTCTTCATTATCTGCTGCCACTAGCCGTCCCCATATCTAAATACCAGTGCCCATAACGTAACCCACGTTCGGGTAAATCAATAACATGTTTTAACTCTGGCCTATAAGGTAGCTCCGCAACAAGATCTGCAGGAACTCTATAAGCTTTTGCATAGTTGAAAGGATTGGTTCCAAGATTATCCAGGTCTTCTAAAACTTCATCCATATCTTTTTGAGAAAATCCGTACCCTACTAATTCTAACTTGTAAGAGTAGGTTTCTGCAAATCGCCAAAATAAAGAGAGCGACTGTCTATTGTATGTAACTTCTTCATCACTAACCGCAACACCAAATACTTTTTTAAACGTGGGCCTACGATTGAGGATGCAATCCAAGACAACAACAACCCGCATAGGAACGTCATTTGATATATCGCCCCCTTTCATTTTTAAATGACTTCGATCTTGCCGTATTTCAATAAAAAATCCCTAAATAAAATAGGATCTAAACTTGCTAAAGTTGCCTCTGGTTCTGGAGCCTTGTTAGAAATCTCTACTGGATATACTCCAGCATTATTTTTCATACGCTCAGAAACAAAACGAGTATGTTTACACATACTGCGAGTAGTAAATCCTTCACAGGTACAACGTAGTTTTTTATTGTTTATATTAATCCAAACTTCTTGTGGTCCAGAGTCAGATAAAAATAACTGCGTAACTTGCCATTCGCTCATAGTAATTTCCTTCATCCTCGTCTGTCCCCCTGTGGTGCTTCTACCTCGATTGGTATAAAGGCTTCCATAGCAAAGCTTCCCATAGGTGAGCCATAAACACTCCCCCAATTCTCAAGAGAGACGTTCGTAGTCACAATTGTTGGTAGCCCTGCGTTGAATCTTGAACGTAGTAGCGCATCAAAAGTATTTTCTGCCCACCCTGATGCGGTTCTGTACTCCTTGCCAATATCATCTAGAACAAAAACTTTTACATTATTCATTCTATCCGAGTCTCCATATATGCTGTCAAGTAAATTTTGAGTAGCCTCGTCTTCGTCCGAAAACTGAGATTTTTGTAACCGCAAAAGCTTTGGATAATCCATAAAACCCCCTATGCGGTTTGGAAGACCTCCAGGAGTTCCTAAGACGTCCCCTGAGATACCCCTAATCAGGCTCTGCAGGGCCGTAGAAGCCATTGTAGTCTTCCCGTGACCTGGATTACCCACCAGCATAATTCCAAGCCCGCAAGAGGGCGTTCCGGCCTTTTGAATGATCTCGCCATTTACCACTCTAGCCACCCATTTCTTGACTGCATCAAGAGCGGGTGTGGAATCCAAATCTGAAAACTCTTTACCGATAGTTTTCATTGGAAGACCAGCCTGTACGATTTGCTTACGAATGCTTGGGGCTTCTTTAGACAAGTCGTACATTATTCCCCCTCCAGTAAGCGCATCATCTTTTCTTGATGAGCTTTAAATTTATCTGTTGAGTAAACAGGTTGCTCTGGCTTCTTAACAATTCCCTGAATCGTTGGGTAGTATGCAAAGAATCTTTGCCATAGTGGTTTACCAATTCCAGCATCGTTTAGATTACGTGGATCCGCAAAGAACATACGCATAGCCTTTAAGAGCTCATAACGTTGAGTTCCTTCGCCAACTTGCTTATTAATCCAAGTGGCTAGGTATTTGTTATTGACTTGGCTAGAAGTATTTGGTGCAGCCTTCTCAACTAAATCGTAGAACTCTGCGATCAAATCTGTGGTAGACCAAAGCTCTTCTGGTGTATTGATTCGATCACGGCTACTGCGCTGGGCTTTAACTGGCTTCTTGTACTTGGCGTTTAGCTTAGCCTGACGATCTTCAACTTTACCTACAGCACCTACCGCTTCATCTTCTTCTTCTTTCCAAACCACTGCTTCCTCCTTAAGGGGCGCTTGCGCCCCTATAGTTAATAATCCGTTAGGATTATTAACTATATTAGCTCTAGTAGATATATCACTAGTACTAGTAGTTATATAGTTGTCTATGTATAGGTGCCCTGAAAACGAGGGCACGGTAGAAAGCAGCTTTTTAGCCTCTTCTGTAAATTTTAGGCGAGCAATCCACTGCCCATTATTCTGTAAACGGACAGACTTAATGTACTTAAGATCCTTAAGTTCATTGATGGCAGCCTGAAGCACATCTCGACCCTCCGAGAATTCTTCACTCTTTTTTAAATCGTCAGCAGAAAACACTCGACCCTTTTCAGCAAAGTAATAGAAAAGTGATCTGGCTCGTAAAGATAATTTTGGGTTAACAATTGGTTTTAGCATATAACCCTCCCTCTATATCTATACTACAGTCTATCCACCCTGTTTGGCAAACCGCGATTTTGACGTGGCGAAATGCCTGTTAATATTTGCTCAGTTGCAAGCGATAGGGTAAGTCCTAAAAACGTAGTTGCTAGTGTGTAGACTAAAATATATAATAGGCGAGTATTTAAATTAAGGCATGCAAGTAGACTGAGGATCAAAGCTAACAGTCCTCGCCACTTTCTCAGCGGTTTGACTAAACTTTCTACAGCAGTTAAAATACATGCTGTAGCTAACCCCGCAATAATTACTATGCCCATAGATACATTCTATTCTCTAAATACAACTCTGTCAATGTCGAAGGCTTGACCCGAGACATAGGTTGCTGGACTAAAGGTAATATTAACAATTGCGTAGGCAGCTCCGGTAATAGAACTGACTGGAAATGAGTTTCCCACATATGCCCAACGATCGGTGTGGGTTATTGAGACGGTTTTAGTTCTAGCAGTTGAAGTAATTACTGAGTTAGATGCCCCTGTAGAATCTTTAGAGTTTGTTGTTTTATTTCCAGTGAGGTTATCTTGATAAACAACAATAACATTATCATTAATATCATAGTAGTCTACTTCTAAAGTATAACTACCTAAAGAGTCAGAGTTAACCGGTCTGATTGCAACAGAGGAGTAATAACCTGCATCAGGAACTATATAAATTTTTCCAGTTTTAATTCCAAAAGGTTTGTTTCCACTAGACCCTGCAGTAGTAACTCGACAATATCCTTGACCATGAGTTACATTATCGGCTAGTAAAGTTCCACCAGCAATTTTTCTTGCTAAAGTAGAGTTAACCGCTACCCAACCATTTAAATCATTTTCAAAAGAAGAAGATGAAATTTTTGCACCCGGTAGATCAGCGTAGGTTGCAGAAGCAGATCTTGTATTGATTCCCCAGTTAGCTCCTACAGGCATAAAGTTTCCTATAGTTGCATTTAAACGACTAAGTTTTGTATTGTAGTTTGAGAAATAACTACTCTTTCCCCCACCAACACTTTGAACTTTAGCTGCCCAAATAGTTTTACTAGAAGTTAATGGATTGTTAATAGCAAAAGTTGTAGTTAAAGTAGTGTCTAAATACTGATTTACTACACGACCATACTCACCATGAACACCATCAATATGAAAATACGTTGATGTAGAGCCTGTAGTATTGGCTACAGAAATTGTAAAAGAAACAGTAGTAGCACCGGCGGCTAATTGAACTACAGTGTGGATTCGTTTCCAGTCTGCTTTTTCAGATGAAGAAATTGTAAATGTATTTGTACCTAAAGTGTATGTTGCTTGAGCACCACGAACATATGCGGAAATAATAAAGTCTTCTCCACCAACTGCTGCTGAAGGAAGGTAGGCAGTTCCAGTTAAAGACCCAGTAGAAGAATAAGTTAACTTTCCAAAGTAAGTGCCATACTTAGGGCCTACGCCACCAGTATCAGTTGTAACACGGGTAAGGGTACCGCTACCTGCTGTCCAATCTGTGGTATTTGTTTCAAAGCCAGAGTTACTTACATAGTTATAGACTTCTTTATATTCCCATTTACAATCTGCAGGAGCGTAGTATTTTTGGGTTAATGGATTAGTAATTGTTGCTCCACCATCTCCATCAAAGAAAGGATCTACTGTAGAAGATTCTTCTAAAAGGCCTCCATCTAACCAATAACTGTCTCCAGCCACATTATCTGTAAAGTAAAAACTTACTTTAACTAATGGGTTACCAGCATCTTGAGAAAATGGTGGGGTAATGCCTGTTCCATAAATTTGAGTAGGTGTAGTAGTAGAAAGAGTAAATGGATCACTATCTATAAAATACTGGGTAGTTGGGTAATACTGCCCATCAGTATCCGAAAGAATTGATGACTGTAATTGAGTAGAAGATTGGTTAGAAAATTCTAATCTTACCTTTACTGTTCTAGCAGCCGAACCAAGAATATAAGCACTAGCAACAATCTGTTGTCCTGGCTCTATAGCCACCCAATCAGATATATAAGCAGCGGTACCTGTAGCAATAGATGTTAACTTACCTGTTTTAGTTCCGTGAACAATTGCCGCAGTAGTTACACTGTCTTGACTAAGGTTTCCATTTAAAGCGGTCCAAGAATATAACCCGTATTCCATTTCTGAGTTATAAAAATAGTTTTCTTTTTCACCAGCAACGTTAATATAAATTTTACGAGCATCTTCATACATAAGACTGTGTGATGCCTCAGCAAATTGAAACATGTCATAATAAATAATATTAGATGTTGCAGCTGATGGAGTAACTGTAAGTATAACTTTAGCAAAAGTAGCCCTTAAAGGAGCAAGTTTTCCATTTCTTCCTGAATCAGAAGCAGTAGTAAATTCAGCAAAATTTGTAGTAGTAGTAAACGTAGGGCTTGCTGAAGTACTTCCTAATGAATTACCAAATTGATCGTACCATGTAATAACACCTGTAATAGTTGTAGCTACTGCAGTATGTCTTGCCCACCCACTAAAAATATAACGTGTACCACCAACAACTGGAACACCATTAAGTTTTACATCTAAACCGGTAGAAGGCAAAGACATTGTAATAGGGGTTGTAGCAGCTGTTGTAAGTTTTCCTACACCCACAGATTTTCCTGGATAAGAGGCATCAACAAAAGGAGTAGGCGCAGAAATTCCAGCAAGAACGTATGTAGTAGTTGCAAGTGTTCCACTAGAAACACCCCAACGCCCTACAGATTCTTCAAAAGAAGAGTCGTTATAATCAAGCATTAAATTATGACCTAAAGAGTACCCAGCTCCCCAGTGAGTTAAAGCCGTAGTGTAGATAGTTAAACCGGCTGAGGTTCCTTTGTAGGAATTGATAATATTTCCGGTTGAGGAAAGAGAACGATTGTATATATCTCCTAAAGCAGCTTCATAATTAAATCCTAAGCTTGTACTTTTATAGGGTAACAAAGCGCTAGGAGTATAAATTGGGTTTAAAGAATTTCCTAGTACACTTCCTTCTACTCTTATATAATCATACATAAAAGAAAATACACCAAGGATAGTTACAAAGCTATTATCTCCATAATAAGATAAACCTTCACCAATATTATTACTTTGATTAAGCCATGCTTTAGGCAACCAATTACTTATTTTAACTAAAGAATTTTTGTCAGAAACAAGAAATGTATAAGTAGATCCACAAAATTTCCAACTAGACCCATTAAATAACCAAATAGAATATGATACTTCTAAATCTTGATTGTCTGTAATAATATCTGTATAAGAAATACCAATTGAACTATAAACACCACCGGCAAGGATTGTACCTTTACTTGGATCATCTAAGGTACCGGTATAACTTTTAACTAAAGCCCAATAAGTAGGCGATGGGTCAGAAGGATCAGGAACTATAGGGCTCCAAGAAAGTTTAATAGTTTGGTAATCACTCGAAAGTGCAACAATATTAGATTGGTAGTAAACACTTACTACAGAGGTAACTCCATAGCGTACTCCAGACCCATATAGTTTAGTACCATACTTTGCCATTTATTAAATACCGCCGCTAACTGTAGTTGTTAGAGAGGAGGCAAGAAGATATGGGATCTCATTTGCAGCCAAAGTTAAAGAGTTATTTACAGTAACCGACGCATCTCTAGAAAACTGAGTTACCGTTGCAGAGATAACACCTGGCACAGATTGAATAGCCGCAGTTATTTGTGATAAGTTAATTACATCACCAAATACGTTATTGTCGTAATAAAACATTCCGCCTTCTCCAAGAAAAGCTTGATAAATTGCAAGTTTAATATCGGAATTTTTATACGCTGGGTTTGCAACTACAGTAGAAGATAAATAAATAGGTACATAAGTTGGAGGTAAAATTGTTAATGAGGTTCCAACTAAAATTTTATCTGACATATAAGTTTGAACTGCCGATGAAAGGTTAGTCCAAGCAGAAGTTGGGGTTAATGAAATAGCCAATCCACCGCCAACATATGTGGTTGTTACTGTACTAGCTACAGTAAAAGAAGAAGTTGTTGGAATTGCTGTAATAACTACACCTTGAAGGTTATACGCAACAGGGTTGACACCAGATACGTTAATGGTATTGCCAATAGCAAAACCATGATCCACATCCGTAGCAAAAGTAACTGCAGATCCAGTTGTAGAAGTACCAACAATATTAGCTTGAGGATATCCGGTAGCTGCTTGTCCATCATTCATAGGTTGAATATACAAATTAATGTTTGTATACACACTTGATGCAGCATTGGCTTTGCCAACACCTTCTGTCAAATTTGCTAAGTATGCATAATCTGATAGGGTTATTGCTCTACGACGAGTAAGCACCGCAGATTTAATTTTATTTTTAATATTAACTGTAGAATCTGCATCAGCACCGCCAGTAGCTGGAGCATTATTAGATACCGTAAAGTAGGTTGTTATTTGTGGATCTAAGTTTCCAGGAAAAAAAGTAAGTTCTGTAATTGCAAGAGATTTAATATTTCCTGCAGAACCAACGCTAACTTTATAGGAAGCACTAATTAATTGTCCGCTAGGAGGAATAGCACCGTTTACGTTATCTCCAAAAACAATGTTAATTGTTCCGTCCTCATTAGGAGATGTAGTAAATATTCTATCTCCAGGACCAGATTCTAATAGGGTATCTTTATAGGTCCAGTTACCAAAAGCAACACCTTGACCTACGTAAACTGTAATAGAGTTATTTACAACGCCTGTTTCAGCAACGTAAAATGTTTGATTAGCCGAACCATCTGAAGAACCTAAGTTAGCTGGAAGAGCGACGTTGTAAGTACTATCAATTAAGTCTGGTTTATCTGTATTTACTGTCTTTCCTTCTTGACACAGTAAAGTAATAGATGCTCCGGGAACTATAGCAGTAGCCGCAGTTGTTGTTTCAAAATACACTTCAGAATAAGCACCAAAAGATAAAGGCGCCATAACTTGTGTTCCAATAGGAATATCAATAATATTAGAACTTACGTTAGTAAAGGTTACATTTACAGTTGCTGGGGTAGGACCTGAAATAACATAGTCATAAAGTTGTGCAAAAGAGAGCAAAGTTTTACGTTGAATAGCGGTGTCAATAGTTGTTTCATTAGCAATTCGGTCTAGGTAATGTGACATAATGTCACCCATATAAGCAAATGTTTCTACAAGTACGTTACCTAAATCTGAATAATCAGTAGGGTCCCAAGTAGTACCAGTACGCTCTTTAATGAGTGCAATTAGATCCGCTTTTAATGCGGCAAAGTCTCTGGATGTATAGTCAATTTGCATAATTACCCCGCAATAGTTCCGCTATAGTTAATGGTGCCTGTATTGATCGTTAAGGAAGTAAGTGTATCATCCGGCAGCTTTAAAGACACAATTACATTTTCTGTACCATCAAAGTTATTCCCAACAAAATCTACTGAGGTTACAGAAACTTCTGGAATCCATTTTGCAATAGCTTCTGAAATTGCTAGAGGGATGGCAATTTGAGCATCACTATCATTTTCAAATAAAGATTTACTCCAGTTAACTCCATAAGTAGGGAGCATAGGACGTTGTCCTACATAGTAGGATAACAAAGTTAAAACCCTATCAACATAAATTTTAGTAGCTGATTCTGTATATTGAGCTATACCATTTGGATCAATTGTGTATGGAAAAGATATGGCTCTACTCATGACTGTACTCCTATCCATACTGGGTAATCAGGATCCCCAGCAATAAACATTACCCAAACTAGTTGGTTTACCGCAGGAATAGTCCTGTGAAACGTATGCTCCGGAGTCTTAAGACTAGTAGATGAACTAGTAGTTCCAGGAGCACTAAGACCACTAGCAGTAGTATAGGTGCTATTTTCCTGGGTGTCTGTTGTAGATGTAGGTGCAGTTACCGCAACATTTTTTGTAACCATAGTTTTAGTAGTAGTATGCGGATGGTTTAATTGTCCACTAGCACTTTTAGCTACAATAGTAAGCGCAGGAATAGTAACTGATCCCCCCTGAGGATCAGATGCTGTAGTAGATGTAGTTGTTAATAGCGCCGCAATTTGTGCAGCAGTATGGGGTTGATGATCTGGATGATAAGAGGAGTCTGTAATAGGTAAACAAGCTGGAGCCCAATTATGTGATTCAACACCAGTAGGGCCATGAACTAAAATTTGAATTCTATTTTTATTTAAAGGATCTTTTACACTAGTTACTTGTCCAGAATAAAGACCATAAAAACGAGGGCGACCTTGAGGATCCATCATATACTCAGTATTATAATTCATCTTAATACCTTTCCACCACTAGTAGCAGACCACTGTATTGTCTTTTTAATTCCATCAATATTTGGTGAAGAAGACTTAAATTTAGTACTTCCAATAACTGTAGGTACAGCAATTTGAGATTTATTTTGTACCGCTGTTTTAATAGTCGTTCCATAGGAAGGATTAAGAGTCGAAGAGTTTGGAGACAAGTTATACTCTGTTAATTTAGAAGACGCAGCAGTCAATGATTGGTTTGCAAAATCACTTTGAACATCTCTGGTATCAGATCTGTCTTTAGCTTTAGGATCAATATCACCAACAAAATCTGTGCCAACTTCAAGATTTAAAATGTAATTTGCAACACGTCCGCCAAATACATGCTCAATAGAAAGAACTGTCCAGTATCCTGACATACCGTTAGGAAGACCATCAAGATAGATTGGATCATAAGGACGAAGAGTAGCGTGCCCTACAATACTAACTTTTGCCCTGTGTTGATATTTATGTGCCTCATTATATGATTGAGCAATGTGTTTAGAGTTTACTAAATCTTTAATTACTTCATGAGGATGATGTTTTTTAAATATAGCGGTTTGTGTACCATCAGATTTATTGTTAGAAAAGTTACTCATCACTTACCTATTTTCTTTGTAAAGTAAGTTTTATTTGGAATAACAACTCCAGGATTACCCTTCTTAGGGGCTGTATGCAAATGAGTAGCTTTAATTGTAGAAGCAGTCTTAGTATTTATTCCACTGATAACTCTATCAACTCTTACCCCAGCTTCTGGTGCTTGATCTGAAATTTCAGGTTCAAAAATAAGAATAGTTCCTGTCATACGAAGTTCTCTTGGTACTACACCACCTATTTCATCATCTACATAATTAAAGTATGGAGCAGACATTTTTTTACTTTGATAGATTTTATCTTTAGATACAAAAGTAATAGTGGTGTTTTCAGTCAATAACGCAAAACCAGTTTGTTTAGCTAAGCTTCGACATAGCTGCCAATCGCTTTGACCTGACTGAACAACTTGATCTCTTACTCTAGGATCTCTTTGAGTAACGGCTTCCATGCTATGTTTTTTAGCAATTTTAGAAATTACTTGGTCAGAAGTTATATTTTTATAAATTTTTTGATCTGTATTTTTTAATACCCAGGAAGCCCCTACGCAAATAATATCTGTATTACCTCCTTGAAAAGTATTGTCTTGACGAATATGGTGGACATACCCATGCCAAGTAGACTTTAATTTTCCTGAACGGTAGGTAAAAATAATTGGGTCACCTGATAATATTGCTTGTCTTTTATTAACTGGTTTACCTTTGTAATGAAGAACCAAACGATCATGTTCTTCTGGATCTTGATGTAGTTCAGCACCAATTAATATAAGATCCATATCAGAAGCTTTAGGAAACGTTGCAGTATAATCACTATCTTTTGCATTAGAGTTCCAGACAAAGTTTTTATGAAAAGGAGTATTTTGGTCAATTGCCATAAGGAATCCTTAAAATAGTTCCCTCTGTAATACCAAATGGGTCATCAATTTCAGGATTGATTTCCATAATTTCCCACCAATACTTTGCCCCTACACCAAAAATTTCAGAAAGTCTAGAAAGACTATCTCCTTCTTTCCAAGTATAACTAATATAGTTAATTGTTTTGCTATCAGGAAAATTTCTAAACACAGAAATAATGTAATCACCTGTATATTTATGAGGAGTTTGAGTTAAAGAACCGTCATAATATCTTGATACTCTTTCAATCATTAGTTGCCCGGTGCCTTTCCGCTATTAGCTATAGCACTTTTAATGGCATTTGCTCCAACAACGCTTGCACTTAAATTACTGTCTGTCCATAAAGCTGGGTAACGACTAAAAGTTATACTGACAGTACTTAACATAGGAACCATGTTTAAATCAAACATCACATGATTTACTTGAAAACTAGCTACTGATCCAAAATATTTTAGATTTTTATTTAATTGAAGCCAGCAAGGAACACCAGAAGTATATCCAAAATCTGCAGTATCACCTGTGTACGCACTATCAAATAACAATGCCTTTTTTAAAGGATCTCCATTTAAAACACGGTATAAAAATTCTATATCATATTCTGTTCCACGATTTAAAATACCATCTATTTCGTATTGTTTTAATTCTCTACCATATAATTGTGATTGAGAAACTTCTGGATATTGCATTCGTAAATAACTTAAATCAGGGATTCTATTTAAGTATAATTCAAAAGATACGGTTGAATTACCCATAAGTAAAGTAGCGGGATCAGATTGACCTAACGTCCAATCAACTGAGTTATTAGATGCAGTAGAATAACTAAATGTAGTTGGATTATATGTAAATCTAAAACCCCATTGATTTGATCCTTTAGAAATACTTTCTTTTAGCTTATCAGGGTTTCTATTTAAAACTTTAGCTCCATTTACATCTTGATAAATTGCCCCACGTTCACTTACTGCAAAAGCTTTTTCAACACTTTTTAATCTATTTGTAACGGTATAAAGATCTCTAAAACTATAATCATTAGTCGTATCATAAATTAATTTTTCTGAAAAAGATGTTCTTAAAACTTGATCATATGGAGGTGGATTATACCTGTAAACATCTTTTGGTTCTTCAGTAGGAATACTTTGATAATTAGCTTGATCTACAGCACCACAATCTGTACCACCACTTTTTATTTTTATAAAATTATTAAAAGCTGTTTTACTAAATTTAAGTCTAGAACTTTTTGTAGCCAACACTGCATCTGATGGCGCAGGCTGTGGTGTAAGGTTATTTCCATTTACATCACAGGTCCAAAGAACTGAATAACTTAAAGTAAGATGATATATTAAAAAATACCACTGTGCAGAACAGACGTCATAATAATAGTTTGTAATATTTTGTTCGTATCCAGATGAAAGTTTAGCTCCTACACCATTTTCTTTAGTACCTGCTTCAATAGCAATTGCTGGAAAAGTTGGCTGCTTATGTGTGGTTGTCCAAGTAATATTTGGTACGTTATTAGATGTAGTTCTCCAATTTATACCTGTAATTTTGCTTGGAGTAGGGCTAGAAGTACTTGTCCAGTGAATATTAATTTCAGGTGTAGCAACTACTTGACCAGATGTAGTATTGGCAGTACGATTAAAACTAATTTTATAGTGAGAATTTTCAAATGTGCCGGTTCCTGTGCGAACATTAGTGTCAGTAGTTCCTTTACTAACAGTAATACCTATCACTAACCCTGCAGATAATCCATTATTTTGATTAGTAGACGAGTTAGGTGATACTAATATTCCTTTGTTATCAATGCCAGCAATGCCAGTATTAAAAGCAGTTTGCCAAGCAGAAAAAGTTGCTTTGCTACTGGCATAGACATCAATTACATAATAAACATACCAGCTAGTATTAGTTTGAATATTAGTTTCTGAAATTAAAGTAGTTGACTCTAAAGTAGTAATAGTTTCTTGTTCTCGTTCTGTTTTAAAACGTCTAACATCCGCATAGTAATAGGTAGCCATTAGAGAGCACTTCCAATCTTCTTAAGAACATCGCTTTCAGTAAGGCGCTTGCCAATCAGTCTAACCATACGGTCTGTTTCTTGTACACTACCTTGAGCAATGTTTACCTTCATCTGTAAGTTAATGACTACACATTTAGAACTAGAATTTCCACGAACAGTACCAAGATTCATTCCTTCAATAGGGCCGCCAACATCCTCATTAAAACCTGCACTAGTTAATGATGTTCCTAAGCTTGGACTTGATAAACTTTGTAAATTTACTGAATAATTACTTATAGTTTTTTTGGCTTTTGTATTTTTTGCGCCAACTATAGATTGATTGTTTTTGGCAACAGCCATAGCTTGATCAGAAACACCTTTAGGAACTATAACTGAACTAGAACTAGGACTTATAGGGGATGCGGGTGCCCCACTTAAGTAAGGCGCTGGGTTTATCTTTACACCTTTTTCATCAAGAATTTCAAAGTGAAGGTGTGGGCCAGTAGAGTTACCGGCACCAGCAGCACCAGATTTACCACCAGACTTACCTAGTGGTTGTCCAGGGGTTACTTTTTGTCCTCTAGATACATTGACTTGGGACATATGTGCATAACGAGATTTAGTGCCATCATCATGTTGTACTTCAATCCAATTACCATAACCAGCAGCATCATTACCAAGATAACTAATATGTCCGCTAGTAACAGCTGTTAATGTACTTCCTACAGCAGTACCAAAGTCAATACCTTTGTGGTTTGTAGACCCTTTACCGCCAGGGGATACACGAGTTCCAAATGGCGAGGTTACTGTTGTTCCTTTTGGAACAGGGCTAGAAAAAGATAAAGATGCAGAGCTTCCTGAAGCACCTGTGCCTAAGTTACCATGGTCACTAGGACCGCCCTTACCAAACAATCGTGCCAATAAACCAGCTGCACCGACCTCACTTGCACCACCAGTTTCAGGGGCAGCAGCTGCAGCACCAACTTCAATTGCTGCGGCTTCTCCAAGTTTTAAAAGGTTTTTAGGATTTTTAATAAAGTTAAAAATACCTTTAAGAATTCCACCACCAGCTGCTTTAACTGCTGTGTTACCGAAAACTTTACCCATCATCTTATAGCCCATGTAGTCTTTTGCAAGACCCATAGCGCCACCAGCTATACCAGATATAGTTCCGCCCATGCCACCGGCATTAGGAAAGGTTTGAAGAATACCTTTAAGGGTCATAAGGCCTTGATTAACTGGGCCAAGCAATCCTGCCATAGTGCTGTATGCGTCATTAAGTGAGGCGGCTGTACGAAGAGAGGCATCATAGCCTCCAACTAATCCCTGTTCAGTTGCAGCAAGTTTTTTATTCTCACTAGAGTTGTAACGAAAGTTAGCACGAATAGGGCTGCTCTGATCTACACCCATCGCATTAAGAATTGAGTTTGGATCTTTCATCTGCGATGAAGTAAGCGGAGATCCATTAGATGCACGAGCTACAATACCGGCTTGAATAGTTTGCATTAATGCCTGGTCGCCACCAGTAATTTGTTGAATAGTTTGATAGCCTTTGCTACCAGGGTTCATAACTAAAGCAGCCTGTTGTTTTGTAATCTTTTGTCCACGGTACAAGAAGCTATATACATCATTAATAATTTGGTTAGGTGGTTTTAAATTACCTTGACGATCACGGATTTGAATACCGGCACGTAAAAAACTCATGCCATTCATACCCGCCATGCTTGCAGCGGCTTGTTCGTTGCTCATACCAGTCATAGCACTTAAGCCAGCAAGTTGACCCATAATATTTTTAGAGCTTAATGAATTAGCGGTATATCCACCTTGGTACATTAAATTCATAGCTGCCATGGTTGGACCCATAGCGCTTGTTGCTCCACCGCCTACTTGTTGGTTAGCTTGAAGAATTGCGGTACGAGAAGACATGCCACTAAGTCCGGCGTATGTATCTGCACCCATGCGCTGCGTAACTGCAGCCATAGTATTTGGTGCCATGGAATTATAAACAGCCCCACCAAAGGTTGCTAGGCCAAGGCCTATACCAACTTTTTCAGCACGAGTAAATTCACCAAGACCAAGGCGACCTGCCCCAGGTCTTCCTGCACCCATTTTGCCTGTTGCAGTTTCGGTATCTTTAATGGCTTTAGACCATTCATCAACCATCTGGTCTACAAGTTTTTTAGCCTCTTTAAAATATTTAATAAAGTTTTTAGGAAGACCGTCAAAATCAACTTCATCTCCCATGGAAGCAAAAGGCGTAGACTCACCGTCAGAAGGTGAGGCCATATTGTTGCCTGTTGTACCTACTGCCATTTACATCACCGCCTTATTCTAGCCGTAGCTCTATCTAACCAATTTATACGTTCCCTCATACTAAGGTTACGTACCTCATTTAGTGTCCACCCAGGATAACTTTGGATCAGTAGATCCTGCATATCCATAAGCAGTTCGTAGTCAATCTCGTTAGCGAAACAACTCCGCTAGAGTTAGCGGAAGCGGTACCTCCGTGCCGCAAGACTGACATGGGATCTTAATTTCGCTTAATTGTGGGCCGGGGTTGCGGTTTGTAATCTCTTGCAAAATGTCTCTACGATCTTTTAAACTTAGTTTTCGAACATCGTCTAAACTAAATACTGGAACATCGTTAATAGACTCAATGCAGTTTTTCAAAAGAATTGTATCTAATTCTGCTGAAGTTTTATTGGTAGACGTAACAATAGCTTTTTGCGTACTTCCAGTAGGAAGAGTTACTACTACATCTCCAACCTTACATTTAACGGTAAAAGTATGGTCTCCCTCAAGTTTTTTAAGGGGTACATCTTTGACCAAATCTATTTCAAATACTTGTTCTACACCACAGCTTGGGCATTCTCCTGGCCCAAGTTTAATCTCAGTACCAAAAGTAACATTTCTAATAGCTAGAAGTAAAAGCTCACGATCGCCAGCATAAAGAGAATCTAATGTTTCTTTATCTGCTGGTTCATCGCCAATTTTTACTGTAGCTCTTTCTAAAATAGTTAATAAAGCTTTACCTGGATCATTAATCTTAGAGATTAATTCTTCATCTATTCCATTGAGTTCTCTAATTTCTGCTGTAGAAATTACCCCAAGAAAAGGGTCTCTTAAACCACCTAGTAACTCAACTGTAGTATCAGGCGGTGGCATAGTATTAGTTTTTAAAATACTACTAGCCACCACCGGATCCTGTGAAGTCATTGCTTTAGCAGCTAATTCATTTGCTAAAGCGGGGTTTTGTGCCGCATTTATAATCGTATCAGTTTCCATGTTATTTACCTTTTTTAATTTATCGTCCTAGGAAAGTTTTTCCATCGGCTGAACCAGTTGCAGTATAACCTGATGCATATTGTACATCCCAACCTTCATGTACTAGAACCATGTCTTCTACCATAAGGGTATTAGAGCCTGCATCTAGGTTACTGTAAGAAAGTGATGAGATCCAAGCATTATACACTCTAAAACGAAGTGAAGTATGTTGGTTTTCAGGAAGATCTGCTTGAGCTCCTGCACCTGTATCTGCTTGTGGGTTTGGATGACTTAGTACTTGGATATCAATGTCTGTACGAAATCCTTGTCCCACACCTGTTGTAAGGCTAGGAGTTAGAACTGAGAACAAACGCTTCATCCATTTTGGATTTGAATCTTGTCCCAACATAACTCCTTTAGAGAGAGAAATTGGGGTAAATGCAGATTGACCAGGAATTTGATGGACGTTAGTATTGTATCCACCTTCACGGTAAGCAATTGGCTCAGTTGTTACACTAAGACCAGATAGAGATACAAACCCCATCTTCATTGGCTTATCGCCTTTGCTCCATTCTGTTGTTGGGTTAAAGGTTACTAGGAACTTAAAATTACGGACTGGGTCCGTCATTAAGGTACTAAGTAGATTTTCTGTTGGTGATGCCATTTTTATTTATCTCCTTTACGCTGAAGCGTTTCCGGTTAGTTGTCCAAGCTTGATGACAACGAACTCTGCTGGGTATTCAAGGGCAACGCCAACTTCAATGTTAACTTTACCTTGCTGTATATCACTAAAGCTGGTTGTAGTTGTATCGCACTTTACGTAATATGCTTGAGTTGGGTTTGTTCCACGTAGACCACCTGATTGCCAATAAGCAAGCAAGAAGCTATTTAAATTAGTACGAATTTGAGACCATAGACGTGAGTCATTGTTCTCAAACAAAGCAAATGATGTTAGATCATTCATTGACTTTTCGATGTAAATCAAAGAACGTCGAATGTTGATATAACGGTTGTTTGGTGTATTATCCAAAGTGCGGCCGCCCATGATAACAATACCTGCGCCAGGAACCTGACGAATAGCGTTAATAGGATCAACGCTTGTATTTATAGAATCGAGTTCAGCATTAGTAAACAAATGTTCAGTAGATACAGCAAGAGCCATAACATTTTGAAGACCTGCTGGAGTCTTAGATGGACCACGAGTTGCATCAGTTGAAATATATTGACCAACAACACCAGCACCAGGAGCCTGTAGGCGGGTTACGCCAATGCTCTTAGTTGGATCTGGGATGTTATACCAAGGATAATACGCTGCGGCAATATTTCCTGAAGTAGCTCCAGCAAAAATTGCATATGTTGCAGTTACTTGAGTTTGTGCAGCTGTTGCTGACATTCCAGAAGGAGTATCAATGATTGCAAAACAATCAGTACGAGAAGAAGCATAGACCACAGCATCTCCATGAATTTGTGCAGTTAAAGTACTTGTTGCAGCATATGGAGCATCTGGTGCATAAATAACCAATGGGTTAAGTACTGAGTCAAATGTTGTCCATGCAGAAGCATAGTCTGAACGAGCAACAGATGTACCTTCGCTTCCCCCAGAAAATGCAACAGGTGTTGTGTTAACTGCTGGAGATTTTGTGTTATCTAAAGCATTAGAAATATTAATTACTGATGTAGCGTTAGAATTAACAACAGATAAAACAAAGTTTCTATCTGTAGAAGACATACTTAAATCTGTATAAGATTCAAGCAAGGTTGTAGTTGAGTTTCCATTAACAGTTGTTGTCTGGTATACCTCAAGACCAAAACGGCTAGCAGATCCTGCAGATACAATTTTAACTGAGTAAGCGCCAGACCAAGCTCCTGCATTAGCAGCATTAATAGTAAATACTGTATTAGAAGCTGTTGTTACGGTAACAGTGGCTGTAGCGGAAGCGCCAGTTACTGCAGTACCTGTAGCTGCACTTGTAACAGTAAACTGTGAACCTGAACGGGTAGCAATAGTTACGTTACTTAAGTTAAATGCTGTTGTTGAAAGACCAGTAATAGTTACTGTTTGACCAACGGCAAAGGTGTTAGTTGCTGTATATGTAATAGTTCCGCTAGCTGCAGAAGCTGCAGTTACGGTAGCAGTAGTGGTGGTAGTGGTTCCAGTACCATCGGTAATAGCGATAGTTCCTAGTCCAGCACCTGTTCCAATAACACGCTTTACATATAGATTGCGGCCACCATTAGCAAAAAAGTTATAGGCAGCCCAAGTAGTTGGGTAAAAGTCATTTAATCCACCAAAAGTCTTAACAAAATCTGTCCAAGTACTTACTAGAACAGGTGATGATGTAGGACCTTGTGGAAGAACTCCAACAAATGCTCCCACAGCGTTTGCAGTATTTGCAGGCTGCACATCTTGTGGAAGAGACACTTCTTGGATATAGACTCCGGGACGGGCAAGATTTGCCATTCGGGGTTTCTCCTTTAGGGTTAGGTTGTTTTCTTAGTGAGACGGAGTTGTTTGCCAAATAGTTGCGTTTGGGGTAGTTTGATACCCGAGTGATGTATTGACATCCGTTACTTCGTAAACTGCACTGAGTTGATCAGGGAACAGTTCTGCGCTGATACGAATATTATAGACATTACTGAATAAGCGTTTGCCACTTTCAGTAGTATCTCTTTTTGAGAAGCCCAACATATCTAGACGACGCATAGTGCTATCTTCTGGGATGGTGAGTTGCCCAAATCTAAGTGGTAGTCTACCAGGTGCAAACAAGCTAGCAATAATCTGACGATCATGGCGAGGTTGACGTGCCCATGTTGAGACTTGGTAAATCAGGTCTACAGGAATAGGAAAATTAACTGGTTGACTTTCAGTGGTGTAATTTGGAGTCATACCTTCAGGTGTATATGTAAGATCTACGCTTCCTCTGTGGGCACGTTCCGTATCCTCACGAACACCTACTAAATCTAAAGTTATATATGGGTAGCTTTGAGTACGAATATCTTTATCTGGCTGTCCATAATAAACCGCTACAGGACGGGCGGCATTTCCACCATCAGATACTGTAATGCCTGAAAGCAAAGTTTTTAGAGCAGCGTCTTCATTAATAATAAATGGCATTAATTAACCCCCAGTACAAATGTGCGTAAAGCCGGGGCAGGAGGAACATGTTGAGTGCCATACTCTAATGTAAGTACAGATTCTTCAATACTTTGTGGGTAGGAAATAGAATGGCCAGTACCGTTGTGAGAAATTTTAATATGGTTTGTAATATCTGCAGGCCAGCCATATGAAGTTGCATGGCTACGAAGCTTTGCAGTGTAGTGAGGGACTACTTGTTTTTCCGCTTTGACTATGGCGCTATTGAAGGTTTTCTTAATACTAGCCACGGTTACGGAGCCACTTCGATAGCAGATACCCTGCAGCAAAACCAATAACGAGTTTCTTTTCACCGTTTTGGTTCAGGCTGGCTACGCCACGAACGAACTCCTGTTTATCGGCATCAGTCTCTTCACGAGCAAGCCGATTAGCTAAATTAATCATAAATCCTCCATAGGAAGGCGCAGGGTGTTACAAGCAGGGTTCCAGATTACTCTGGCGTCAGTAGCAATCATAAACGAAAAAGCCCCACATAGTGGGGCTAAATCGTTACTTCTTTTTCTTAACCTTCTTGGCTAAGGCTTTGTCCATCTTCTCGTCTTCTTGTCGGGAAGGCTTCTTCTTATCCATCTTTTTATCCGCAGCTTCAAACTTCTTCTTCTGAGCTGGGGTCATACCTTTTTTAACTTTTTTATCTTGCTCTTTATCGGAGGTTTTTTTCTTTGTCATTTACTTGCCTTTCTTAGTAGTAGGCTTAGTCGCCTTCTTCTTGCAAGCGCCTTTGCAGTTAGGCTTTGAACAGCCACAGCCACATGATTTGCACATTATTTTTTACCTTTCGTATGAGGGTTCTTCTTATGCCATTCTTTAGTTGCCTTAACGCCTTCTTTTACAGTCTTAGCCCCGGCCTTCTTTGTGAGGTTAATTTTATCCCACTTAGGGTCATTTTTACCAGCATGGTCAACTATAACATCGCCCTGCTTGTTCTTCTTAACTACGTGGACTTTGCCACTAACCTTTACTTTTGCCACTTTTTTTCTTTACCTTTTCTGGAAGTTTTTTACCCTTAGGTGTCTTAGATTCAAACTCAGCAGCTAGCTTAGGGTCTTTAGCATAAAGAGCTCTACGCTGAGCCTGGGATTTAAAAGGCATTTTATACCTGTGAGTACAGAACTGAAACCGCGTTAGCGGCAGTGCCTGCTGCTGAAATTGCGTAAAGAGCATCACTTGCGTGTAACCATATTTGATAAGTTGCACCTGCTGCCACTACGTGACCTTTATTAGCTCCCGAAGTAGCAATTGTGGAGTCACCAAGAAAAATAGAGGCAGTATCATTATTTTGAACCGACACCGCCACATATTCGGTGATTGGTTCAATAGTGGTGAGAAGGGTAGCTGTAGAAGCTACTGTTTTATTAACGTGTACTATTGCCATGGTTCTCCTTTATAGTGAAGTCTGATCAAAGGCAGTATAACCGGCATAGCGCTGGAACTGTGAATCATTGACTAGTTCTTCGGCGTTAACTTGCTCACAGGATATCTGGAGTAAGGTGTACTTGTTCTTAATTATACCCTGTGGGGAAACCTGTGTAGGGGAGAACACTTCATTTCTAAAGACTATTCGGTCACGTAGGAATGCATCAGGGTTGGACTCTACAGTAGATAACTGCCTAGCATTAGCAGCGTTTCCACCATAAAAATTTAAATGGTTTTCAATAACGTCAACATTTATAGTGACGGTCAAGATATCTGTGTTATAAAAACCGCGGTCATTCTGTACTGTAGCACCCTGCTCTAGATGAGCTGTAACTACAGGAATAGTAAATGGGGCAAGCCATTTACGACCTCCGCCAATAATTGAGGAACCTACATCATAGATTGGATCTACAGAAGTATTAACTGCATCAAAGATCCACCAGTCTACAAGTTGACCAACGGTTTGTACTAATTCAGTAGTAGTACCAGAGACAAAAGACCCTCGCTCATACGCAACGTTAAAGCGGCCCTCTTTCTGGTCTCCACGCATTTTTACTCCGTATCTTCCGGGTATTTACCCCATTTACCAATAGGACATGTTGCTAGATCTAACTTAGTTTTTGCTGCCATAAAACATCCGCACTTTAAACATTGCTTTGTCATTTTTTGAAAAAAAGGACAAGTTATACATATTACATATCTAGCTTCTGCTTTTTCTTTAGGAATTGTTTGACTTTTAAGTCTTAATAGATCTACAGGAGTAACGCCGTTTTTAGCTTTGTATTCTTCCCAAGGATTCATTTTTGCCCCATCTATAAAATTTAGTTACCAGCAGCCTTAGCACGTGCAACAAGAACATCTTCATAACGAATGAATTTACCTGTGCTTGGGTTATATTCATCACCCGGCATAATTCTATCTGTATTAAAACCTAGATCAACAAAAATTGGGTTGCTTTTAAAAGCAGCAGCAGTGGACTCTTCAACAGCCATAACCTGTAGAACTTCGGTTCCAACAATAAGTGCTACCTTAGGCAGGTCATCACGGTATGGATCTATTTGTTGATTATTTGAAACAGTAGCCATTAAAATCTCCTAAAATTAATTTACCAGTTTCCCATAGTATACAGGAAACTTATATAAGTAAGACCTATAGTATTAAAGATACCGTTTTTTAGTGCGGTAAAGCTTTTTATAAACCCCGCCTACTTCCTTACCTCCGGGCCCTTGCCTATCTTTTTCGTACTGTTCTGTTAACAAATTTTGGCTTACCTTGAATTCATCGGAAGGTTTGGTAATAATTTTTGAAGACCACTCATCTCTTTTAAAAGGGGTAATTTGGGCTATAGGGGTCCCTGCGGGTAAAATCCCACTAAAAGTATTCTTAACAAGAAATGGAAAATTTATAGGTCTAAAGTAAGAATCGGTATCTACAACCCCACCAAGGGTATAAAAGGGTAGGTAGGGGGCGTTAGCTGGATGGCTTATTAAAGTGCTATACCCGGCAGGAGTTTTGATTACATATGGGTTTGTCCATTTATATGCAAAAACGCAATACTCGGAAGAGAATGGCATCCCCCCAAGTTGTTCTATGGGGTGCATGGTTACTGGTTGATAGTTTGTATTAAAAGCCCCAGATATTGTATGGCAACCTTTTTTTTCGTCATACGTAAATGTATAGTCTCTAGCGGTAACAATATAATACCCTAAAGTTAAAACGTCTAATACAGGGATACAACGTTTAATCGTAAACTCAGTACGTTCAGGGTTTTGTATGTCACCAATAATAGGGGTTCTAATAGTAAGGTTTTTATACCAATCAGGTATGTTATCTATACCCCGCACTATATTTACAGGAGAAGTAGTTACATCAGTGTCGGTAAGCAAAAACTCAATTGTATTATCTTCTGCTGGTGCAATACTTAATTTTTTATTATTTTTAAACATCTGTATCATTTTTGTATTTTTTAGGCACCCAAAGTTTAGATCTATAATAACCAAATTGCACAGACCTAGCTTTGTTAGCAATAAACTCTTCTTTAGGTCCAGCTACTCTAGAAGTAGCCACCCATTCTTGTCTATTAATCGGTATTAATTGAGCAAAAGGAGTTCCTTTTTCAATAACACCTGTCCAATTTTCTTTAATAAAAAAGGGTATGTTTCCGTTAGGAACAAACCTATCACTATCTACTATAGCGGATAATGTTGTAAAAGGCAGTTGTGCTTGGTTTAAAGGGTGCGTAACAAGCACGCTCCATCCTTTAGGAACTTTCCAACCCCATTTACTATCCCATACCATGTGATTATGAGAATGACCGGCAGGACGGGGAATCGTATATCCAATAGCTCCAGTTCTTTCTTTAACCATTCTCCAATCAGTGGCGCTATAAATATGTTCCCCTTTAGAATTTTTATCTAAATATTTGTACTCAATTTCTACCCCATCATTTTTAATGACTTCAATATCAACCCAAGTAGTAAGAAAATAACCTGAGTTAAGGGCATCAAGAAAGGGCATGCAAGATTTCATACCTGCAGATTTTAAATCTGCTCTATCTATATCTAAAGCGCCACTTTCCCTATTAATAAAAGATTCCCCATCTTTCCACCAATTAGGCAAAATTGATGCTGCCGGTATTGGAATATTAATTGGTAAAGTAAAATTAGGATCTAATATAAACTCTATTTTTTTATACATTATATCTCCTTAAAAATTATTTTATAAACTTATTGTTTTTATATTTATCCCCAACTTTAACTACAGTAAGGTCTAATATTTGAATAATTTTTGGATTACTTAATAAGATAGCAGCTAATTTTTCTTGACAATGCATAATTTCTACTACTTCATCATCTAGTATAAAAGCAAGATGTTTAGTTATAGATGAGGTATCCGGCAACAAATTTTGTTCTATAATGCTTTTTATCTGTAAATCTTTATACCAATGAAAATGAAACCCTAATTTATGAGGTAAAGATTTTACAAAATTTGTTCTTTTATTTTTTTTGTATTGTCGAAGTTCTTCTTTGTACCGATTTTTAGTTGCCATTTTTATCCCTAAATTGTTATAAAGTCTACTTCATAACTAGAAAATGTAGTTCCTTGAGCATAAGTTGCTGGAGCAAGAATCATACCATGAGTTGTAGTTGCTGTGTAACTTGGGGCTGTATAGGTCTGATCAGAGCCAATTTGGGTACCAAACCCTGAAGCTGAATAAGCACTAACTGTTATGTTTCCTGTAGATCCTTTAATTAACGTTTTAAGGCCAACAATTAAAGAAGCAAAAGTAAATGTTATTGCAGTAGTAATTGTTCCAGATGTAGATTTAAGAACATTTACTGCATAGGCAGTAGAATAGGTAGTCGTATTATACGCCGCATTAGTTCCAGTAGCACAAGTATTTGTACTTGCCGCGTTACTGCCAGTAGCACAAGGATTTGAACTTCCCGCATTAGTTCCGTTAGAACAAGGATAATTATAAGTTGGGTTAGTTCCAGAACAAGAATAATTAGTAGCTGGGTTAGTTCCCTTAGCACAGGTATAGGAAATGTAATATGAGCCATAAACCTGACTATAACAAGTGCCCATTATAGGATTTCCAGGAGTAGAACAAGTACCAAAAAAAGTATTGCCACCAGCAGTGCAGGTGCCCATTATAGGATTTCCAGCCGTAAAGCATGTACCATAATTAGTATTTCCAGGAGAATAGCAAGTTCCATAGTTAGTACTACTAGGTACAGATGTAACTGTAGCAGTTTGAATTGCGTCAGTAGTTGTAGCCCACCAATTATTGCTATCAGTTACCCAAAAAGCAGCACCAACACCTGGGGTTACATTATCCTGAATAATGGTTACATCTGTAGAACCAAAATCAATAGTTGCAATTGGGTATGTGCTAGCAGCAGAGTTAGCGGTAGCTTTATTGGCTACAATGCCCCAAGCACCGCGGATGTTATTCCAAGTTTTAATTCCATCAGGAGATCCTAAAGAAGTTGCGCTTGTAGTGCGTTGAAAATTGTCTAGAAAAATAGATAAAAACCATTTCTTCCATGCACCGCTAACTTTAACCCAACCAGAAATTACGTTGTGCCAGCTAGAAGATCCCCCAACAGTTACCTTTACAAGTATAGTTTTAGCGGCATGGTTCCAAGAACCACCTACTTTAAGTTGACCTTGCATTATACGTAAACCAACCAAACATCCCCATCAAGATATCCTGTGGTAGTAGAAGGCGCTGCAGTGTTTAAATAAATATTACGAACTACGCCAGAAGATGTGCTTGCTGCAGTAACTGAGGCATTAGATGTAGCTAGGTAGGCAGTTGGAGTAACCCATGTGGCGGTTGTTCCATTACTAGTTAAAACGGTTCCAGTTGTTCCTATAGCGAGTCTAGATACAGTCCCAGCTCCTGACCCAAGAATAAGATCTCCGGCCGTTGTAACGGTCGCTAGAGGGATTTTAGAGGTATCTGTAGGGATAGCCCAGGCAGCAGTAGTGCCGTTGCTGACAAGAGCATAACCAGAAGTACCGATACCAAGACGAGATACCGTAGAACTTCCAGTACCTACTATAAGATCACCGGCGGTTGTTACGGTAGATAGAGGAATTTTAGCTGCGGCTAAGTTGCTGGCGGCAGTAGTTGCTGAAGTAAGAGTTGTATAATCTGAACTACCTACATAGAGAATGTTACTTCCGCTAACTTGCGGAATACCCAAATAATTAAGAGTAAACCCAGCGGTTGTAAATAAGTTATTAGTACCTGAGCTTGTAGTAAGAGTTAATCCTGGAGCACCAGTAGATGTAGATACGGAAATAGTACTTCCACCAGATTTAGAAACATAAGGTGCAGAAGTAACTCCAGATAAAAGTCCTGCTTCAATATTAGCAATACGATCATAGACTGTACCCCAAGTTGTACCTTGAGAGAAAGAGCCGGACCATGTTGATACCAAAGGGTTCTGAGACGATGCGGCACTACCAAGAACAGTTTCAATCTGCTTAACTTCTTCTTGAAGGGAGTTAACGTTATCAGCAATAACGGTGTTGACAAGGTCCTGTTGAGCAGTATAGTTTCGTACGCTATTAGGATATACAGCGGTCATGATTCTCCTTTTTGTATAGCAGTTACTATATCAGACTACGTATGTCTTATCTAACCCAAACCATTCCTACATCTGCTGTGGGGCGCAAGTTAGATCCTTTCCATCCGCCGTCAATCCAGCTTTGGGAATGCTCACTAACCCACTTTTTAAGGCTTCCAATAGGATACCAATTAAGGGGCTCTTGTAAATGGTGCTCAATAAACTGTGGGGCAAAGAACTCATAGCCAAGTTCTTCTAGGTACTTTAGTTGTGCCTCGTGCTCATCTAAGGTTTCCTGTGTCCACTCAAATGTAAGCATTCCCATCTTACGAGTCATGCCACGTAGAACAACCCATTCGGCCCCTTCTACATCTATCTTAATAAGATCAGGCTCACCGTATATCTCAGCAAGCTTATCTATGGTAATAGTTGTAGCCTTAATAGTTCTAAAGGGTTTACCGTTATACGGCATAGCCTCATCTGTTAACCAGGTTTTTTCTAAAGAAGAAAGTCCATCTTCTTGAGCCTCATAGAATTCAACTACCTCATCTGAGGTATCTGAGACCGCTAATTTAAGAGGGATTACATTTGGGTTGTAGATAAAGTTTGATACCAGCGCCTTATATATCCTAGGTGCTGGTTCAAGAGCAATTACCTTATAACCTTTTTCTACCCCAACAACTGTAGCATCTCCCCTATTAGCCCCAATATCAAAGAAGACGTTCAAGATTAGACTCCACAGCTTTACGGTAGTCCTCAGCTAAATCTTGAGCCTTTAAATCAGTAAGAAGTTTAACGGATTCTTCTTTACGACCAATCCACCAGGCACTTACTGCTTTTTCAAACTCAAGTACGTACTCTCCGTGATACCCGACGTCTGCAGGAAGTGGTTCATAGGCAGGAACAGAGAGTCCCATCTCAGCCCATGTGTAACACTCTTGCCAAGCACCTCGGCGCTCATGGAACTGTGACATAAGGAAGTAAGCTTCTGGACGTTCTGGCAGGTGTGCTACCGCTTGCAGAATGCAGTTACTAACTGTGTTAACCCTGTCGTTCTGGTCTGCAAAACAACCAGCCATACGGAGTAAAGAGTTGTAAACAATAACTGGATGCGTGCCTACGCCATACTCTGCTGCTCGGAGGTAAAAAGAAACAGCAGATGCTGTTTGGTTAATACTCTGATATTCAACAGCGCACTTAAAGTTTAACTCAGGATTAAATGGGTCTGTAGAAAGCTCAACTACTAACTGCTCAATTTTCATAAGCTAGCGCCTCCTTAGAACCTTTTTTTAAATTGCAAATTGCATGAGCAGGCCTAACGTTCTTCAATGTGTGCTCCCCTCCTTTAGATAAAGCTGTCACATGTTCTAAATGCAAACCTTTTTCCCATCCAATAGCCTTGCCAACCTCACCAGATACAAAGAAGTCTATAGGCGTACGGCATATATAACAATTTAATCCATATAAACTAATAACGTCTTCAACTGTAAAATCTTCTGTAGTAACTTTGGCTTTTAACGCCCTTCTTCTGCGTGATTTGACATTGTATATTTCTTTGTTTGCTTGGTAATGAGCCCTATTACTAGCTCTGGATTTTTCTTTATCGTAGGAAATCATATACTCTTTATTCTTAGCACTTAGCTCTTCTTTATTATTTTTCCAATATTGAGCGCAATACTCCTTATGTTTTTTTAATCTTTGAGGGTGTTGACGTTGAAGAGAAATTTTGTTTTTGTTTTTTTCATAATTTTTGCGAGACATATATTGCCTGTGCAACTTATTAGCCTCATATTGTTCTTTGCTTTTACGTGCATTAGCATCTTTACATGGTTGGCAAGGAAATTCTTTTAGACGTATGTGGGCGTTATAATTACTAAGCGTTCCGCATTTGCTAAAGTCTAAGGTGCTCACAATTAACCTTCATAACTTAAAGCTTGAAGAATCAAATCCTCTACCACGGCTTTAGGGGTTCTTAATACAAATGCCGCATTATCTTGAAACCCAAATGAGATAAGTAAATCGCCTTCATGAATAGCCGCACCTACGCAGAACTCTATACGCCCATCTAGGAAACTGAATGGTTCACCTAAACCGACTAGATTTAATTGATTATCCCAGACACAAAGCCTGTGTTTATATATGCCATCTTTTTGCCCTAAATAATTCTTAAATAGGTCTACTTCATGAGTTATGCTGATATACATATTTCCCCAGCGTATTACTTGTGAGCTACCACGTTGATCTTTATTAGGTTTAATACCCTGTCGTAAGCTTACTTGTTTGCACTCTTCCCCAGATAATTCAACTACCTCTACTGGGCTAGTCCACTTAATAAACTTATTTGGCTTATCAATTATCGGCACCCAGTTTTTTTCACAGTAAGAAGTATCTGGCTCTGGTGCGGAAATACGGGTGCGTTTAACTTCTTTAGCAGTCCAGTTGGTTTTATCTAATTCGATTACTGTCTTTTCCATGCGCCCTATTCCGCTAGTGGTTGTATCTCGGCGCACACCAATTAAACAGTATTCGTTATCCCATTGGACTAAGCGAGCATCTTCTAATCCTACAAATTCCCAGATAGGTTTATGCAGTTCTAGCATCTCTACTCTGGCGTAATCAGTCATGACTAAATCTTTACCAAGGCGACAGATGTAATTCTCTGTAACTAAACGCTGGTCTTTCTCTGGGTGTAAATAACCAAGTGGACCCCAGCGACTAGGAAATCTTTGCTCGCCTTCTGCGTGGTATAGCGTGTAATTAACATGGCGCAGATTGACTAATATATCGCCGTCATTATCTATAAATATAGATGGGTTCATTAAGCCAGTACCAGAGGTAAGACCTTCTGAGATAACCAGGGGGGCTAGTTTACCGCCGTGTTGTACCGATTTTTGCACTAGGTTCATAAAGTTAAGTGTACTTTATATGTACGATTATGAGACCTGTGCTTTTAATGCCTGAAGAATTGCATTAGATTTAGTCATCTCAAGAGTCTCTGTACGAATTAGTTTTCTGCAATCATCCGCATACCAAAGCCGTGATATCAATTCAACATCTGCCATATCTTCAATTCCCGCAATTGCATCATGCTGAGAAGATGCACCCCTATGGCTAATTAAATTTGCTGGCCACTCCGCAGGCAATGTAGCAAGAATTGCTTGGTACATAACTATATTTTGTTGATATTGAGCAACTTCAGCCTCACGAGTTTGAATTGCACTTGCTAATGGGTCTGTATTTGTATCTGTCATTTTATTTTCCTTTGTTAGTTTTAACCAAATTGTACATCATAAACCGTTCCCGCGGGTAACGTTGCTGGATTTGAGTATTTTGTTCCAAATGACGAGCCTGTAAATGGGTATGCATAAATACTATTGTCTATATTGGAAGACGTAGCAATTTCAGTTCCGTAAGGACTAAATACTCCATTTACAAAAGTATATGTACCACTTGGATTTGTTATAGACGGACCAGATATTTTTGTTCCAAATCCCGATGTTGAAACAGGATAAATACCAAAAAATATATACGGAGATGGAATTCCAGCGTAGGCATTTGAAGTTACATTAAGATAAAAATTTCCTAACTGGTTAAAACTTCCCCGATAAGATTCGTTTGATCCTGCTGTAGCAATTCTTGTTCCAAAACCCACACCAGGACTCCAATTAATTAATGATAAATTTGGACTAACTGCTGCAACCATAAGCAAAGTTCCTGTTGGATCTGTAGAATAACCTTGATAGTTTGTTCCACTTAAAATATATGATGGATTTGAATATTGTGATCCCCACCCAGTTCCAGATGTAAAAGACCAAGCACTCATTAATGAAGTAGATGCTGACCCACCTTGAAATACATCGTCTCCAACAGCACTTACACATCCGCCGTAAGTATTGGCATAAGTCATAACTGTAGATGAGTCAGTATACTTTGTACCAAATCCAGAACCAGTCCATGGCCATGCTGATGGAACGTTATTTTTATTAATAATAACATCTTTGTTTGATGTTGTAAAATTTACACCAATGGCGGCAGTTGTTGGTAAAGTTGCGGGATTAGAAACTTTTGTTCCAAATCCAGTATTTGTTACTGTGTATACCTGCATAAATGGAGATGCATTGCATCCTGATATAAAATAATTACTTGATGTTGAAAATTTAGAATTTTGTCTACTTGAACCTGCTACACTTGCTGCAGATGCGGGATCTGAAAATTTTGTTCCAATTCCTGATCCCCTAACCCAAGGATACAATTGAACATATGGCGATGAAAAAGACATTACCGATAAATAATTTAATTTTGATGCTCCTGAAAAAACATTACCTAAAATTGGCATTAGGAGATATCTCCTAGCACTGTAAAGGAAGGAGTTGCTCCCCCAACTGTACAAATTACACTTGCACCTGAATATTGTGCTCTTAATTTTGGAGCCGCTACAACTGCTGCTGCAGAAGTAACTGTTACTCCTGAACCAACTGCAAAAGTAGTTTGTCCTGTTCCAATTTGTTGGACATGTATTTGGTCATTTGCACTAAACACAGAGGGCGGAATAGTAAGAGTAATTGAAGAAGCGTTATTCAAAGTAACCAATTTATTTAGGTCACTTGCTTGTAATGTGTAGGTTGTTGTTCCAACACTCTGTATACCTACAAGTAATCCTGCACCTAAAGAACCTTGTAAACCTGTTGTTCCTTGTAATCCTGTTAAACCTTGTAAACCTGTTGTTCCTTGTAATCCAGTAAAACCTTGTAATCCAGTAAAACCTTGTAATCCAGTAAAACCTTGTAGTCCTGTTAAACCTTGGGTACCAGTAGTTCCTTGAATACCAGTAAGTCCCTGTGTACCTGTAGTTCCTTGCGCACCATTTGCGCCATTAGTTCCCGCGTTACCTTGTAAACCGATTAAGCCTTGTAAACCAGTTTGTCCAATAATGCCTTGCGTACCAGTTGTACCCTGATTACCTAATAGTCCTTGTGTGCCTGTTGTGCCTTGAATACCAATAGTACCTTGGCGTCCTTGAAGTCCTTGCGTACCAGTAGTGCCTTGAGAACCTGTAGAACCAGTTGTTCCAGTTGTACCCTGTGCTCCAGTTGTTCCCTGACTACCAGTTGTTCCAGTAGTACCTTGTAGTCCTGTTAAACCTTGGGTACCAGTAGTTCCTTGCGTACCAGTAGTGCCTTGACTGCCAGTAGTTCCTTGAATGCCTTGAGTACCTGTAGTTCCTTGAACTCCTTGTAAACCTTGTAAACCTTGGGTGCCTTGAACTCCTTGTAACTGTGCGTAACCAAAACCTTGCAGGCCTTGTACGCCTTGAACTCCTTGAGCTCCTTGTGTTCCTTGTAGACCTTGTAGACCTTGTAGACCTTGAACGCCTTGTAAACCTTGTGTTCCTTGAATACCTTGTAATTGCGCATAACCAAAGCCTTGTGTGCCTTGTATTCCTTGAACTCCTTGAACACCTTGTGTTCCTTGGGGACCTTGGGGACCTTGAATGCCTTGCGTTCCTTGTAATCCAGTAGCGCCTTGCAACCCTGTTGTTCCTTGAATTCCCTGTAGTTGCGCATAGCCAAGTCCCTGAACGCCTTGTACACCTTGCGCGCCAACAACAATCGGAAGCCATTGGTTTGAAGTTGTGTCGTAGTACATTAGTTGCGACATTAAATATCCTCTAGTTGCGTTTCGGAAGTAAGAGTATACTCGCCCTGCCCGCAAATATTGCACTTAGTCATAACCTGAGCATCACTTTCGTTGCGAATTTCAACATAGAAGTGATTGCAGCAAGTTGAGTTGTATTCGTATTTAATAGCCATTTTATCTCCTAGTAGTAAAGTCTGACTTCGCCGCGACCACCAGAGCCAGCAGTACCGCCTGTGGAAGCACCGCCTCCACCTCCGCCACCTGCGCCACCTTGTCCGCCATTATTCAAAACGCCAGTAGCAGTTCCTGCGGGTGAACCATTTGGATAACCTGCTTCGGAAATTC